TGATAGGAGTTGTTGAACTCGCGTCATGTTTTAAAGTCCTTTTTCTTGTTGCACTATCCTTTTGTGCAAGTTTATATGTGTCCTCACAATGTCCACAATAGTGACGTACCCAATCGTTTAATCGATTTTTGTCTAAAGTTTTTGAACATCTAAAAAATAAATTTGAGCAGTTATCACATACTATGGCATAAACTTTGAGTGAACGGTTAGTATTTTTCTGGTTTCGTTGATGCCATTGTTTAATTGTAGTGTAACCTAAGTACATACTAATATTTATCTAAATTAGCGTTCGGTTATTGATTATTGAGTATAAATACAAGATATAGAAACATTCTGCAGGAGTTATAACAATGGCAAAACAATTAGTAAACATTGGAAATAGTGCGAATGATGGCGCGGGTGATCCGTTAAGAACTGCCTTTAATAAAATTAATGAAAATTTTACAGAAGTTTATACTGAACTTGGTGGTTCTACGTTAAGTAACATATCTTTATCTGGAAACACAATTGGTACAGATGATACAAATGGTAACTTAACTTTAAGTCCTAACGGAACTGGTGCTATCATAGTTGATACTTCCAAAAATTTAAGATTTACGACACATACAGATAATGCAGTATTAAAATTTGATGCTGATGGTAATGTGTCTGCTAGTACTATTGTCGACAATGGTACTACAGTTACTATGGGTGATGTTGCTATTAATGGAACAACAAGTACATTAAGCACAACAACTAATGATATTAATTTAACACCAGGTGGTGGTGAAGTTAATGTTACAGGACACATAGTTTCTGATACAACAAACACAAAAGATTTAGGTTCAGCGGCAAATTCGTGGAGAAACTTATTTGCAACACTAGTAAAAAGTACAGGTGATAGATTTAATGTTGGTGCAACTTATACACCAGCAACTTCCAAAGGTGCGACAGGAGATCAATCAGGAGACTTTGCATTTGATGGTACAAACTTTTATTATGCAACAGGAAACTATGATGGAACTACAGACATTTGGGTAAAAACACCTTGGACTACAACTGGTACTTGGTAATAGGAGATAGAATATGCCCGGAACAAAAAGAGTAATTAATATAGGTACAAACGCAGATGACGGTACAGGTGATTTACTTCGTGATGCGTTTAATAAAGTAAATCAAAACTTTGATGACGTTTGGACTTATGGAGCAGTAAACAGTAATTTAAATTTAACAGGTGACACTATTAATGGTACAACTGATGTAATCATTAATCCTGCAGATACTGGTGCATTTAAAGTAACTGGCGATACTATAATTAATAGTGACAATGGAAATTATAATTTTACTGTCCATGGTGATTTGGCAAGTAACGTTTTATATGTTGATGCGGCAACTGGTCGTGTTGGTATTTTAAATACGTCACCTACAGTTGCTTTTGATGTTACAGGTGATGCTAAAGTCAGCGGAACAACAACACTTAATAATTTAACTGTTGAAGGCACAACTATATTAGGAAATGCTAATACAGATACAATTCAATATGTTGGAAAAATTAACTCTGATTTACTTTCTTCAGATTCTCTAAAACATATTGGTGCCACTGCATCTCGTTGGGGAACAGTTTATGCAACTAACTTAGATGTTTCAGGATCAATATCAGGCACATTTACAGGTAATATGACAAGTACAATGACTGGTGATATTAATAACACTAACATAACAACTGTTAATTTAACTGCAACTGGTCCAAGTAATTTACAAAATGTAAATATTTCTGGTAATTTAGTAGTACAAGGTACAACTACAACATTAGAAACAAATGATGTTTTAGTAAACAATCAAATTACGTTTGAAGGTACAACTGCTGACGATCATGAAACTATTTTAACTGTTACAGAACCAACACAAGACAATACAATTACTTTTAAAAATGCAAGTGGTACAGTAGCATTTACAAATGATGTACCAACTTCTATAAATGATTTATCAGATGTTGATACATCTACTACTGCCCCAACTAATGGACAAGCATTAGTTTGGAATAACGGTAATTTAGAATGGGAACCAGGAACAGTTGGTGGATCAACTACATTTGAATCACTAACTGACACACCAGCAAACTTTACTGGACACGCAGGTAAGGTAGTAAAAGTCAACGCAGGTGAAACTGCATTAGAATTTGTTGCCGGAGGTGCAGGACTAAATGATATAGTTGATGATACATCACCACAACTTGGTGGAACATTAGATGCTAATGGTAATACAATTGATATGGGTGTTAATGTTCTTACAGATACAAATTTAGGACAGTTTATTACTGCTTATGGTTGGGGAGATCATGGTTCAGCAGGTTACTTAACTTCAGTACCGGCACAATCATTTGCTTCATTAACAGGAAAACCAACAACAATAGCAGGTTACGGAATTACAGATGCATTTGATGGTGCATATGGTTCACTTTCAGGTACTCCAACAATGTATGCAAATACAGATGTTGATGCACACTTAAATCAATCAAATCCGACTAGTGGTTATGTATTAAGTTGGAACGGTAGTGATTATGCATGGGTGGCAAATAGTGGTAGTGGATTATCTAACGTTGTTGATGATACAACTCCACAACTTGGTGGTAATTTAGATGGACAAGCATTTAATATTACAACTACAGGCAAAATTTTATATGCAAATATGTATGCAAACTTGGCAGACTTGCCAAATGCAACAACATATCATGGTATGTTTGCTCATGTTCATGCAACAGGAAAAGGTTACTTTGCACATGGCGGAGCCTGGATACCATTACAAAACGAAAGTGCATTAACAGGAGATGTAGATACACATCTTAATACAAGTAGTGCAACAAGTGGACAAATATTAAGTTGGAATGGTTCAGACTATGCTTGGGTGGCAGATGCAACAGGTGGTGCAACTTCTATTAATACTGCTGGTAATACTGGAACAGGTAGTGTAACCTTTGCAAGTGAAACACTAACAGTAACTGGCACAACAGGACAAATTAATGTTGATGCGGCGGCTTTTGCTTTAAGTTTTAGTTTAGATAGTGATTTGACTGGATTGTCAACAATTAATACACATACTATACCAACTGGCACAGGAACTTTTGCTTTAGAAGGTGATCACCCAGTACATACATTTAACGTAGGCAATAATGGTGCAACAGATTACACATTTAGTGATACTGGTAATCATTGGTTTCCAACAACTGAAAATGATCCTGTATTATATTTGCGTAGAGGCGATACTTATAAATTTGTAGTAAGTGCAGGAGCGAGTCACCCATTTGAAATTAGAGTAAGTAATGGTGGAAGTGCATATAACACTGGTGTCACTAATAACGGTACAGGTTCAGGTACAATAACATTTAAAGTACCTATGTCAGCACCAGCAACATTATATTATCAATGTCAAAATCATACAGGAATGGGTAACACCATTAATATAGTATAATGAGTAGCAACGGAATATCACATTTACAGTATAAAAGACAACGTCAAGAACAAAAGTTAAAACTGGCGGCAGAGAAACGTGCGGCTACAGGTAAAAGATCAACACTTAAAAAAGGTCTAATGCCTACTATGTATCTAGCAGGAAATAACGATACAGAAAAGAAGATATCAGTAACAACTGGTGAGTTAAAGCCTGGTCGTCCTTGGAAGTAAAAACTGCTAAATAGTAGTGTAAAAGAAGGATAAATCATGGCGGCACCTGTTTGGTATACTACAAATAACAATCTGGGCGTAATTCAAGAAGGTCAATTTTACCAGTTTCCACTAGATGCTAGAGACCCTTCTAGCAATCCTATTACATATACTGTGGTTTCTGGAACATTACCTGATGGTATTGAATTAGCCAATAACGGCACACTTTTTGGTAACCCTAGAAAAGTGGTACAAGGAGTGCCTGTTGAGGTTAACCAAGATGTTGCAAGTAAATTTACAGTTAGAGCAAAAAGCACCGATAATATAGTAAATGACAAAACATTTGCAATAACTGTTACTGGACAAGATATTCCTGTTTATTTAAGTCCCGAATTTTTAGGATATTATATAGATTTCCAATACATTAATAAAAAGATTTTGGTTAATGATCCTGATACAAATGACACATTGTCATATGAATTATTAAGTGGCACTTTGCCACCAGGTACATCATTAAGTACAGACGGCTTTATAAAAGGATTTATAACTCCACAAATTGTATCCGGTGCATCAAGTTTAGGAGCCTTTGATGCCGCGGCTTTTGATACTGTTTTATTTGACAGTGGATCAGGAGTTGGAAGTTATAGTACAATGTATCGCTTTGTTGTAAGAGCAACAGACGGTAAAGCATTTATTGTTAAGCAATTCAGCATTTATGTTTATGGTGCATTTGACTTAAAAGCAGATACAGATGTAATAACTGCTGATACAGATGATGGATTAATAACTGCTGATACAAGCAGTGATTATGGACCAGTAATAAGACACAGTGAAAAAGATATCGGCACATTCTTACATGATAATAATTTTAATTTTAAAGTAGATGCTATTGACCATAGTGGTGATGCAGTAATCTATAGCATATATGCCGGCGATGCCTCATTTGACCAATCAGGATTTGATTCTGAATTATTTGATGCTGACCAAGGAACTATTCCAACTGGATTAACAATAGATCCAAATACTGGATGGATACATGGAAAACTTCCTTATATAAATGAAGTAATTAAAACATATACTTTCCAAATTAGAGCCGCAAAAGCATCAGCACCTAATGACTTTTTTGATACACATGAATTTTCGTTAACTTTAATTTCTAATAAAGATTTGGATATTACTTGGAATACTGATAAAGACCTAGGAACTTTACAAGCAGGATCAGTCAGTACATTATTTGTAAGTGCAGTGGCTAAAAATGGTGCAAACTTAACTTATGAATTGGAAGCAAATAGTAGACTTCCTCAAGGATTGTATTTAAATTCAAGAGGTGAATTACAAGGTAGATCAAGTTTTAAAACTTTCCTATTAGATGGTGGTACAACTACTATAGATAATTCACAAAAAACTGATACTTTCAATACAACTATTGATGGAACATATACGTTTAATATTAAGGCAAAAGACAATACAGGTACATTGTTTAGTACCAAAGAGTTCCAATTAAAAGTAATATCTGAGTACAGTGCACCTTATGAAGATTTATATATAGATTTATTAGCATCCAGAGTAGATAGGAAAATATGGGAAGATATGATTTTCAATAGACAAGATATTCCTGATGAAGACTTATATAGACCTACTGACATTTACTTTGGTAGACAAGATAAAGCAAGAATGTTATTTTTAACTGGATTACCTGCAAACACTTTACAAGAGTATTTTAAATCAGTGTACAGAAATCATCATACAATTAATTTAAGATTCGGTGACTTTAAATATGCAAAAGCAACTGATAAAGATAATAATCATATATATGATGTAGTATATGTGGATATAAATGATGCTAATGATCCACCAGCAGGACTAACGGCTAATTTAGAAGTACAATATTCAGCAATTAATAATCCTATAACTGCTGACGAAAATGCTCATATTGAAAACAGTAATTTAAGAGCAAGTGCAAGAAATAATAAAAAATTATACCCAGCAAGTTTACAAAGAATGAAAACTAAAGTAGAGTCAATAATTGGCACACAAGATAGTAGAACTTTACCAAGATGGATGACTAGTGTACAAGATGATGGTACAGTATTAGGATATACACCATCTTGTGTACTTGCATACTTAAAACCAGGGGCAGGACAACGTATACTATACTATCTACAAATAAACCAAAATATTAATCTTAATAAAATTAAGTTTAACGTAGATAGATATATTTTAGATGAGTATTTTACACAAAATTATGACAAAACTGCAAACCCAAAAGCATGGAATTCAAGTTCAGAAACAACATTTGATAGTGCAAATTTAACAATAGATGCAGAAAACACAAGATTTTTTACAAATATTGACGTAAGGCGTAAAGATCTCACAGATGGCAACAAATATGTCAAATTCCCAAGAGATAAGATTACTGACTTACCGTAAAGAATGATAAATAAATATATTACAAGATAATATCGGAGTTTAATTAAATATGGCTAGTTCGATCAACACAAACAATATAGACGGAACTTTTCCAGTCGCAGGACAGGATAATAGTTCACAAGGTTTTAGAGATAACTTTACTAATTTAAAATCTAATTTAGGTTATGCTAAAACTGAAATCGAAGATTTACAATCCAAAGTAGTTTTAAAAAGTGCCTTGACTGGTACAACACTAGATAACGACTTAGGTGGAAATGAATTAAAAAATGTTGAATTAAACCAAGTAGCAATTAAGAAAAATTCAATTGGTTCTCAAACAGGAACATTTACAATTAATTTTCAATCTGGTGGATATCAAACATTCACAACAACAGGTTCTGTTACACTAGGTTTTTCAAATTTTCCAGCAACTGGCAAATATGCTGAACTAGATATTATGATGTCAATTGGAGCAGTAGCACATACTGTTACACTTCCAGCCGCAGTATCACATGGTACAGACGGTATTCCAGGCTATGATACAAACATAATTACCTTTCCAGCAGTAGGCAACTATTTGTTTAGATTCTCTACTGATGATAATGGCACAACAATTACAGTACAATTATTAAGTGGACCTGTGGTTGCAAGTCATATTCCAACAGGAACACCTGTAGCAATCGGTGTTGCTGGACAAACTAAAGGTATGATGATGTATGATGCAACAAATCTATATATTGCAGTTGCAGATTATGATGGTAGTACACAAGTTTGGAAAAAAGTAGCAACAACTAACGTATAATCCAAAAATTATTCTTGACTTTGACAGTAAAATTAAATATACTATAGTGTATTATAATATTTACTCCGGAGTAATTCATGAAAATCTTATCAGGTAATAGCAACCTTGCTTTAGCAGAAGAAATTGCTGAGCATTGTTTTAGCGAAATTGTCCCTTCTAATATCAGCACATTTGCAGATGGTGAATGTAGTGTAGAATTTTTAGAAAACGTCAGAGGAGAAGATGTTTTTATTATTCAGCCTACAAGTGAACCTGTCAATAATAGTCTTATGGAACTAATGATTATGATTGATGCCGCAAAACGTAGTAGTGCAAAACGTATAACCGCAGTTATGCCTTATTTTGGTTATGCAAGGCAAGATAGAAAAAGTGCAAGTCGTACTCCTATCAGTGCAAAACTAGTTGCTAATTTGTTAACAACGGCAGGTGCAGATAGAATACTTACAATGGATTTACACGCAGGACAAATACAAGGATTTTTTGATATTCCGGTTGATGATTTAACAAGTAGAATTGTTTTTGGCAAACATATAAAAAGAAAACTAAATGGTTTAATTAAAGAGTCGGGTGAAAATATTGTATTTGTTTCTCCTGATGCTGGTGGTACAGTAAGAGCAAGAAAATTTGCTGATATGTTTAATGGCGATATTGCTATTGTAGATAAACGTAGACCTATCGCGGGTGTAAGTGAAGTAATGAATATTATTGGTGAAGTAGAAGATAAACACGCAGTATTAGTAGATGATATTATAGACAGTGGTGGTACATTAGTCAATGCCGCAAACGCAATTATGAATGCCGGAGCATTATCTGTTAGAGCATACATAACACATGGTGTTTTAACAAATGGTGCTTGTAAAAAAATAGAAGATAGTGTGTTAGAAGAATTAGTAATTACAGATTCCATAAAAGATAGATGTCCACATGATTGTAAAAAAATTGAACAAGTGTCTGTTGGTAAACTATTTGGCGAAGCAATTCGTAGAATTACAAACGAAGAATCTGTAAGCAGTCTTTTTACACGTTTTAGTAATTTTAAAGTTGCAAAGGAGTAAAGAATTGAAGCAAGTAGACTTAAATAAGTATAAAGAATTTGTAAAAGAAGTAACATCTAATGAATCTAATTATTCGTCTTTTATGAGCGAACATATTGTTAAGTTAGAAAAAGAATCAAAAGTAAAAATTGCACTGTTGATGACAGGTGCAATAGGTATAGCAAGTGAAGGAGGTGAATTTGCAGAAATTGTTAAAAAATGTGTCTTCCAAGGTAAACCAATGGACGATGAAACTATATTTCATTGTAAACGAGAACTTGGCGATATTTTGTGGTATTGGATTAATTCTTGCAGGGCTCTTGGTCTCGATCCCAATGATGTAGTGCAGGAGAATGTAAACAAATTACAGAAACGTTACCCAGGTGGAGAGTTTGATGTTTACTATAGTGAAAATAGAAAAGAAGGCGATCTTTGATAGAAGAAATTAAAAAATGGATTTCAGAATTTGTATCTGTACACAATAGCACATTGGGCCAAGTTCCATGTCCATTTGCAAAACAAGCCTTAGTATCTAATAAAATTGAATACAAAGAAGTAGATAGAAATAATACACTGTCAACACTAGTACATTTGGCAGATCACTGGAATGATGATTTTGAAGTAGTTTGTTTATATGCTACAAATGATCAATTTACTCCAGTAGAACTGGTAGAACTGGTTGATGCATTTAATAATAATGCTATGGAACTTGATATTGTAGCATTAGAAGATCATCCAGACGACCCAGAGGAATGGAAGACCGTCAGTTTAAACTTTGGTAAATGTATTCTTATATTAGTACAAAGGCTTTCTAAACTTAACCAAGCAAGTAAAATTTTAAAAAAACGAGGTTACTATACGACTTGGGATAAAGAACACTATGATGATGTGGTGACCTGGAGATTCAAATAAATACTCATAAGAGGAGTATTTTAATGGAAGAATTTGAACTAATCCACTGCCGAGTCGACTTACATAAATCTAATTACAAACAAATTAAGAATGCTGAATTATTAAAAGACCCGCCAGTTGATACTTTGTTAACCATCTATGAAGATTATTGTAGATATAATAAATTTAAAAGTTTCATGCCGATATTTCCTAGTGAATTTGAACAAAATGATGTAATGGGATATTATGACAAAGATGAATTAGTTGCATTTAGTATTATTCAAATTTACGATGACAAAAATATAGAAGCATATCAATTTGCTTGGAACTATAAAAATCCTAAATTACATTTAGGAATAAAAAGTTTACGTCATGAATGCTCTTTTTATAAAGAAAAAGGTTATAAGTTCTTGTATTTAGGACCAGCACACAAATATAAAGAAAAAATACAAGGATTCGAAAGGATGGGACCACTAGTATAATGGACATATACACAATATACGCCGACCATAACGAAGATGTTAATGCATTTGAATTTGTTGAAAAAATGAGTAAATATTTGGACAAATTAGTTGCAAATAAAAAAATGGTAAGTTACAGAATAACAAGAATGAAATTAGGATTTCGTTCTATGGATTTACCAGAATTCCGTATAGATATGGAATTTAATAATATGCAACAATTAGATGATGCCATGACAATTACATTAGGTAAAAAAGATGTTGATAAAGCACACGTAGGTTTTAATCAATTTGTTGATGTAGAAACTATTCAACATTTTTTATACAGAGATTTTCCAGATAAAATAAAAATTGAAGAAGATCCTAATGATTCTGATTGGGGTGAAGGCATAGTAATACCAGAGAAGTAAAATGGCATACAGAATCAATAAAGTAAATGCATACAACGGATGGGATCCTCTAAAGCAAGTTGTTTTAGGAAATGTTTACTTGCCAGAGTTTTTTGATGGTATGCCTGATGTTAAACTTATGGATATGTTTAAACGTATCATGGAAGAAACACATGAAGATTTAGATGGTATTGAAACTACACTTAAAGAACTTGGTGTTGACGTTGTAAGACTACCCGCAGGAACAACATCTGTTGATACTTTGCATTCAAAAGATGGCAAAGCATTACAACCTAAAAGTATTAAAGATTATATAGAAGGCAATATTGAATTGCAAGGTGCTCCACGTCCTGCATTAGCACCTAGAGACAATTTCATAACATTAGGTAATAAAGTTTTACAAACTACATCAACAAAAGAGTTAGAAAAATTTATTGATCCTGATTGTTTAGAAAATAGATTAATTGCAAGGTATGAAGAAGCACAAGATTTTAATCCTCGATTGATTCCAAGCAATCGTGTATATGCTGGACCTTTAGTACCTTCACAATCATTTTTAGAAGATTTATTTGGTGAAGAATTTAAATATAATCCTGAATGGTTTGATAAAGATAGACGTAGTGAAATATGGAGATTTGGAGATAAAGATCATAAAGACTATGATCCTATGTTTGAAGCAGTAATGAACTATACATGGTTTTGTTGGGCACCAACAATGACTAGAGTAGGCGACACTTTAATTTATGATATTGAAGAAATAACAAATATGGATAAAGTAATATCTAAATTTGTTCCACAATTTAAAAAGTCTAAGGTAGGAATAGGTGGTCATAATGATGGAACATTTATTTTACCAAAACCAGGATTATGTATATCTGCATCATGGGGAAGAAAAGAACAATTTCAACAAACTTTGCCAGGTTGGGAGATAATGGTTTTGAAAGAACAAAACGAAGGTGCTATGACTTCTGAATTTGGAAACTGGAGAGATGAAAAAAACTTTACTAGAGGCAAATGGTGGCACCCGGGTGCAAAAGAACATCCTGAAATGGTTAAATTTGTAGATGAGTGGTTAAACAAATGGATTGGATTTGCAGAAGAAACAATTTTTGAAGTTAATATGTTAAGTGTAAGTCCAGAGTTAATTTTATCATTGAACAAGCAAAAGGATGTACACGATAAATTGAAACAACATGGCATTGAACCTATATATTGTAGATTTAGACACAGAAATTTTTGGGATGCCGGTTTACATTGTTTAACTGTTGATACTTTAAGAGAAGGAGAACAACAAAATTATGGCTTATAAAAATTTAGGCATTTCAATAGGCAGTGACCATAGGGGTCGCAGAGTAAAAAATATGATCTATGATTATTTGGTTCCTAATACAGATGAAGAACCAACAAAGTTTGGTATTTGTGTTATACAGGATCATGGAGCATACGATAGTAAATCTATAGACTATCCTGATATTGCAAAAAAAGTTGCACAAGATTTGGAATTCCAAGACTTAGGTATTTTAGTTTGTGGTAGTGGACATGGTATGGCTATGATGGCTAATAGATTTAGTCATGTAAGAGCGGCAAATTGTAGGACAGTCGAAGATGTTAAAATGGGTCGTAAACATAATGACATGAACTGTTTATGTTTAGGATCTGACTTTGTTGAAAAGGATATACAAGCAATGGTAATGACTTTTATTTTAACAAAGTTCGAAGGTGGAAGACACGAAAAACGTATAGGTAAATTAAATGTTTGATCCAAGACAAACTGAAAAATTATCAGAACTAACAGACGATAAACTTACAGATAGAATAGGTGAATTACACAAAAGATTAAGGCATTTTGCACAAGTGGGAAATCCACAAGCAATAAGCCAATTATCTACCATGCTAAATGAAGCAAATGAAGAACAACAAAGACGTTGGAATGAGTCTATGGTCAAGCAAATGGCTAAAAAAGAAGAAAAAATACTAGACAAAAAGTAATTATTATGTTACTGTTAATTAAAATTAATAGTAAGAGATAAAATATGAGCGGAAAAGATCTGTTGTTAATGGTAGTAATGTGTCTTATTTGTGTAGTATATGTAAAATACATTAACGATCCTTTAGTACAAATGAGTGTAGATTTATTAGGATAATAATGCTTGACTTTCTAGTGTTTTATACTATACAATATAAGCATGGAAAGTATTATGAATAAAGACGAGTATGGCATAGTTTATCATAGCGAACTTGATTTATTTCAAGCATTATATGAAAATCCAAAACTTGATATTAGTAAATTTAACGTTACTAATCCAGAAATATTTAATAAAAGTGCTGATACTTTATATAGCGAAGGTCCAAGATTACAATCCATTGAAAAACCAAGTATATCTGTAGAAGACTTTGACAAAGAAAATCAAAGTCAATGGAATATGCCAAAGGAATATGCTGATATGGATATTTGCAAATGGATATTAGATCAATGTAGTAATGACCAAGAATTGCAAAGATGCGGTGATGAATTGATTAAATATCAAGAACGCAATTTAATTGAATTATTAAAATTTTTAAAGTACTTTGTAGACAAAATGAAGCAAAATAACGTTGTAATGGGGTTAGGACGTGGATCTAGTGTCTCAAGTTTTGTACTCTATAAGTTAGGAGTACATAAAGTTAATAGTATGTACTATGATTTAGATATAGGCGAATTTTTAAGATAAATAATAGTAGCATATAATTGGAGAAAATAATATGGCAAAAAGAACATACAGAACTGCAAATGGCAAACAAGTTGATATGGACACACTTGCTCTAAAAAATGAAACAGTAATTGCTGTCGGAAATATGAATGTCAATGCTAGAGGTGATGTATTGGGAGAAGGCGGTAAAATTATTAAAACAAGAGAAGATGTTATGAAAGAACACTATTCTGTAAACAATTCTATTGTTCCAAAAGACGCACCAATGCCAACGGCAGACAATGATACAACTGTACAACAACCTGTTGCACAACCTGTACAATCAACACCTATTGAAGAAAAGCAGATCGATGATGATCCATCTGGACCATTAGACACACCTGCTACTGAAGATGAATGGGTTGAAGATGCAGAAGGCAATTTTGTTAGACCAGAAGATTTAAATAAACAATCTACTAAAGGTATATCAGAAGCATTAGCAGATACAAAATCAATAAGTGTTCCAAAAGAACAAACACCAAAACAAAAAGCAAGAAATAAATCAGGCATCAAGAGGATATAATGCAAGTAAATCACGCACCTTCTTATGAAGGAAAATACAAAGCAAGTAAAGTCGTTCCTTTAAAAAATAATATTTTAGTTAAAGATATGAACTTTGGAGAACGTATTAGTAAGGGTGGAATAATCCTTATGAGTGACGATGGTACATCAGAAGGTGTAAGACCTCGTTGGGCAGAAGTATATGCAATAGGCCCAACACATACAGATGTAAAGCCAGGTCAATATGTTTATATTGAGCATGGTAGGTGGACCAGAGGTGTAAACATTGTAGATGACAATGGTGATGAATTTAAAATCCGTAAAGTTGATCCTGAAGCAGTTTTATTAGTTACGGATGATGTTCCTAATGACGTAAATGATGGTAGTACTGGAGTAAAACTAGGTACTGCTGGATAAATAGTATTGTACATTAGTACAAAACTACACGCCTCGAGGCGAAAGCCGGAAGGATAAACGTTTAAGGAGAACAACAATGGCTATTAGACACATCGCGGATCTTAAAGCGACAAACGGCAACACATACAATAACACAGATGAGTTTCATGCAGAGCATGGACCTTGCGGTAAGAACAATGCAAATTGTACTTCCGTTGCATTTGAATTATTAGCAGACAAAACTGGCGTAAGAAGAACAGTTATATTTGAAGACCAAGCACAATTTGACTTATTTTTCCCAGGTTTGACTACAAAAGATTTTGCTGTCACTAAAATTGAAAAAGTAGACATCTAATAAATTTTAATACTTGACTTTGGTCCATATTTCGTATATATTGTAACTTACTACTTAACTTTAAAAGGTGCACTATGAAAGAACTATGGACTGAAAAGTATAGACCCTCTTCTGTAGGGGATTATGTGTTTCGAGATGAAGCACAAAAGAAGCAAGTAGAATCTTGGGTTTCTTCCGGCGCCATTCCGCATCTACTTTTCAGCGGTGCACCCGGCGTCGGAAAAACCACACTAGCAAAAATCCTAATTAATGAACTAGGCATTGATGAATATGATGTACTAGAAATAAATGCTAGTAGAGAAAATTCCGTAGACACAATCAGAGATAAAATAACAGGCTTTGTCCAAACTATGCCGTTTGGAGAGTTTAAAATTGTGTTGCTTGATGAGGCTGATTATATTAGTCCAAATGGTCAAGCGGCTTTACGTGGCGTAATGGAAACATATGCCAGCACAGCCAGATTTATCTTAACTTGTAATTATCCAAACAGAGTTATTCCAGCACTTCATAGCAGATGTCAAGGATTTCATATTGAAAAAATTGATACAAATGAATTTACTGCAAGAGTGGCAAAAGTTATGCTTGAAGAAGGTGTTAAGTTTGAAATTGATATATTAGATAGTTATGTAAAAGCAACATATCCTGATTTAAGAAAATGCTTAAATTTAGCACAGATGAATACTGTTGATGGTGCTTTACAAAGTCCAAAAGATACAGAAAATTCTAGTGCAGATTATAAACTAGCAGTAGTTGACTTGTTTAAAGAAGGTAAAATTAGAGAAGCAAGAAAACTATTGTGTAGTCAGGTACGTCCAGAGGAAATGGAAGAACTGTTTCGTTGGGCATATGACAACTTAGAACTTTGGAGTGATAATGAAGAAGGGCAAGATAAAGCCATTTTAATTATTAGACAAGGACTAGTAAATCATAGTCTAGTTAGTGATCCAGAGATTAATCTATCTGCTACACTCGTAGAACTTACCCAAATATAAGACTTTTTAAAAGGTTGACAAACTCCTATATTATGTTATATTAAACATAATTATAACCTAAGGCTAAAAAGCCGATAAAGAATAGGAGAAAAAAATGAGTCAACCTTTTACTCGTTATGCTGATGAAGTAAATTCAAAGTATAGCAAAATAGAGAGCAATTATGTAGATTTAGAAACAAGGCTAGAAGAAGCCTTAAATAAATCAAAATATTTCCTTCCCATAATAGAACAAATAGTAGATGAATTCAAAAGGCGCCATCCTAACCTAAAAAAGTTTAGTGATATGAAGGGCCTTGTACAAGCAATTCCAGTAAGGTTCGATAAGATAAGAATTGATACTACAATGCAACGTCCATTGGACTTGACTTGGGTAACAGATATACTTGGCAACTTTATAGAAACAATGTGTATGCCTTTGCAAGTTTATGAGCAAGATGGTAATTATGTATGTTGGGAGGGCCAGCATACATCAATTGTTTGGTATATTATATTAACAAGAGTATTTGGACAAAGACAAGTAGAAGTAGAAGTTCCTTGTAACATATATCCTGTTAGTAAAAGATTAGAAATTCGTGAAAACTATATAAAACTAAATTCGCAAGAAGGTAAACTGCAAGTACAACCGATTGACTTGTATACTGGACACGTTTTTGGTGTTAATGTAGACAACAGTGATAATCCAAACTGGATTAAGAGTGCAGAGATAAACAAAATTTTTGAAAAATGTGGTTTGTTTGCAACTGCTGAAAAGTTTGGAGATCATAATCAAACAGGTGCATTTACTTTGTTGTCTGATACAATTATGTCTAAGAATCCAGACAAACGTAAAGATGTTGAAGTTACGAAAATGTTTGGTAGGTATTGGGAATACATGAATGCTAATCGACCTGTACAGGCAAAGGAGGCAAGAGTACTTTATGATTATTTTGACCATTGTTTTAAAGATAACATCAAAGTTGATGACAAATATCTATTAGAATTTGTTTCGTTTGTAAAAAATTATCTTAATAGTAATTGGTCAGAAACAGGACCATTTTGGAGCAAAGTAAAAATTGCATATGAAAATTGGTTTAAGAAATCCAATCCTGAAGCCTGGGCAGAAAAGAATAAAAGCAACTTTACTACAGAGCCTAGATTTGGTGTACCATTTTTAATTGCACAAATGAAAAAGAGTACAAAACTTAAAACACCAAAGTATAAACATATTTGGGCAGTAGATAAAAAGGATCTTTGGAATGATTAGAGATCCTAATAAAGACAAACTTAAAAGTGCTAGTGTTAGAATGAAACAAATACAAGCAGGCTTGAAGTGTAAACTAATAGATTGTAATAATCCATTAAGTTTACATCAAGGCCCAGGCGGTGATTGTTTGTGTAGAGAACATCAGTTGAAAAGTGTTCCATATGGAGGACTTGGTAAACCTGATAGACCACATACGTTTTACAGAGGTTGGGTGTGTGTAGGCACAGAAAGTTTTAAAGGCTGTGGATATAATGTACAAGAAGATCCAAGATTTGAGCAAATTGAGGATCCTTTTGTGAGATTAAGAGCCATGAGAACTTGCATGGATGGAGACCATCAAGTTCTTAAATCTATGGGAGGAGAAGATACA